AACTAGATAGACTCTTATGGTTATTAAACCAAGATAGTTTGGAAAAATAATATGGCAATAACATCAATAACACAAAGAGGTACAACAGAGGACTTTGGACTCCAGGTTGCGAGAGGTCAAATTCCTTATCATAAATACGTTTATAAGTTTGGACAAAATGCAGTTGTTGGAAATAGTGTAGAAACTATTTGGTCACAAGGAGGTCTATATTCTTACCCACCAAGTGCAACTACCATGACAGTATCTAGTTCTAATACAAATGATACGTCAGCAGGAACAGGTGCAAGAACAGTTTTAATTTCTGGATTAGATGGAGATTATGATGAAATATCTGAAACAATAACACTAAATGGTCAAACAGCTGTTACGACTACTAATTCATTTCTACGAGTAAACAGAGCAATAGTTTTAACCGCAGGATCAGGAGGAGTAAATGCTGGAATTATTTATGTAGGAACAGGAACTGTTACATCAGGAGTGCCTGCAAATATTTATACAACAATTAATGGAGACGGAACTAATCAAACGCTTCAAACTTTTTGGACTGTACCAGCTAACTACACTGCTTATATTCATCAAACAAATATCTCAACAGGGAATAGTTCAAATACTCCTGCTGTTTTAAAAACTTTGTTATTGGCAAGACCACATGGTGGAGTATTTAACACAAAAGAAGTAATTGTATTAACAGACGGGAATCATCTACAGATGTATAGTTTCCCAATTAAATTAACCGAGAAAACAGATATAGAGTTTAGAGCTGTATCTAGTTCTAATTCTGTAAATTTTAATGTGTCTGCGTCTATGAGTATTTTATACGTATTAAACGACTTATTTAGAGGTGATTAAATGGAGTTAATAAAAAACTTTAAAGACATAGTAATATTATTAATCACAACTGGTGTTTTAATTTTGTTAGGTACAATTATTATTGGAGATTATATTGTAGCACTAAAAGAAAACAGACCAGTAGATGAAAGTGTAATAACTTTAATGAAGATGTCTGTCACAGGATTGATTGGAATTATTGGTGGTTATATAGGTGGGAGTAAAACTAATTAATTATGAGTACCATACAGGAATTAGAAAAAGAATTAAGGATAGTAAAGAAACTCTTAAAACAAGAAAAAGAAGATCATGCTTTTACTCAAGAAAGATTAACAGGATCTTATGATAGAAATTTTTCTTTACGCACAGGATTAATTAATTTACCTATTGATGAAATTATAGCTCTTAAAAAAAAGCATAAAGAATTACAACAAGATAAAGATATCTAATGCCAAACTTAGCTAAATTAACAACCGCTCAAAAGATAGAGGTGTTAATTACTCAGGTTAATGTTATGCAAGAAAAAATAAATCAAATCTCTGATACAATGGATCAGCAATCAAAGGATATTGCGGATCTTAATAAACGCATGAACATGGGAGCGGGTGGCATCAAAGCCATCGCTATTTTTGGTGGTATTATTATTGCAATAATTACTCTCCTGGCTAAATTTTTTAACTTAAAATAATCCTATAAATTGTTATGTTTATCTTGTGGATAAGCGAATATTGAAAGGCTTTCAATCCGAGATGGCTGCCGAGCTTTGGCTCACTCAACAAGGCTATATTGTCTATGCCAAGAAAGCTGTCCAATCCCCTATTGATTTCTGCTGTTATGATCCAGAAACCAAACAGGTTTTATTGATTGATGTTAAATCCTCCAGCTATCGTAGATCTGGACAAAGAGTTAATTCTAAAAACAATTACATTTACCGATCACCCTCACCTTTACAAAAAGAATTAGGTGTGCGATTATTGTACGTTTCGGATGAAGGGGAATGCACCCTGGACTCCCCAATTAAAAAGGAATAATAAATGCTAAGTAAAATATTAGGCGGATCTTTAGTAGACTCTGTTGGTAAAATCATTGACTCCGTTCATGTATCAGAAGAAGAAAAAGGAAAAATTAAAATACGATTACAGGAATTAGAAAATGAAATTAACAGCAAACAAATGGATATTAATTTAGCCGATGCTCAATCTACAGCTACCGATATTTCAGGTATCTTGCAGCGTTCTTGGCGACCTCTCATTGGATTTAGTGCAGCACTATCCATATTTTGGGAATTTGTTCTTAAAAATTTTATCGTGTTCTTTTTAGCAGTCTTTGAAATTGAAACCCTTCCTCTGCCAAGCATGAATATGGAACAACTCATGCCATTAGTCATGGCTCTTTTAGGTATGGCTGGTCTGAGAACTTTTGAAAAATCTAAAAAAATTACAAAGTAATCATGGCTAAAAAACAACAAACAAGTAATATCATTGTTCATGTCGTTAAAAAGACTACAATAGGTGATGGTAGAATTAGTTATTCTACTATGAATAAACATAAACGTAGAAACTTTAAACCATACAATAGACAAGGGAGATAAAATGGAAAAATATGCAGAAAAAGCTATTGAGAAAATGGATCAATGGATAGCCTGGTTTAACAAAGCTACTCCATTAAAGAAATTTATTTTCTTTGTGGCTGTCATCATTGGTATCAGCATTCTAACTAAAATATTTTAATGCACTGGTACGACTGGATTAAAAAAGACAGAGAAGAACAAGAAAAATATAAAAAAAAATCTCAATTAAAAATCTGTCCAGATTGTAAAAAGTACCCATGCCTGGGTGATAAGTACCTGGATGTTTGGTATTGTATTGACTGTGGTGCGATCCGTAAAAAAGAAAAAGAAGATAAAAAATAGACCAGTCTATAAAGTCTATAAGACTTATTACAAGACGGGAGAATTTTATATTGGAGTTAGCAGCAAGACAGGAGCTGCGTTTGATAATTACTGGGGATCAAATACCACTGATCGAGTTCCCAGTCATAAAGATGTAATCTATCTGACTCACAACAAAGCGGATGCTAAGTTAGTCGAGCTAATCTATCAGCTCCAAAACTTTTACCAGGCTGATTGTTTAAACAAAATGTTAAACATTCGACTCCGCAGAGATCATATTAAAAAGATACCCAAGTTTAATATTAAAATAACCGAATAAGATTATACTAGAGAGTCTGAAAACACCCCCTGAAAACGTCTTAAAATGGATTTTTAGGGGTTATTTTGTAGGTTAAAACACCGAAAACACTCATATTCTGGTTTCTCCTCCCCATAATGATTAACTCGGATTAAATTTATTTCTAACCATTTACGACTACAGACCTGGCAAGGGTGCAGCTCCAGGCTGTATTGAAATTTCTTTCCTCTAACTTGATATTGATTTTTTCTTTTCACAATAGATAACAAAATCTTCAATATTATTTTCTTGCATAATTGTTAAGACATCCTTGGATGCTTCCTGGCATTCCCTGGCTGTTTTAAAATTTGCATTTAAATAGGAGCAAGTTCCATCTATGCACATTGTTATCCATAAAATAAATTTTACCATTCAACATCCAGACTACAACTTTTACACCCAGTTTGTAAACTTCTTAACCAGGATAGCCACAGCTCTGGCTCTGCTACTCTGTATGTCTTTGAAACTTGTGGACTCACTCGTCTAATTCTAAACTGTGTAATCTCATTGTTATTGACAGTATACAAAACAACAAAACCTGGGAGCTGCATTTTATCCGCTATCTTTTTAACCAGGGTGAAAGCCTTGTCTTGACCTTTATCCATCGCTACTTCAATAATAGCCAGGGGTTCATAACAGACTTTGCAACATTCAACAGAGTCTACATCAATCATAGCAATCCCTTCAAACTTGCGATGCCATTCGGAGTAATGATCTCCTCTGTTATAGTAGTTCCACCTAGCCATTATCGTTTAGATATTGCAGTAGTTTATTAGTGTACCATTCTGCCTTACCGATATCCATCAGCTTAGCTTCCTGGGTGTTGTTATGTTTTGCACCAAAGCGACAAACATATTTCATGATAGAAAATCTTAAATATCCAATCACTTGTTCTTTGGTTAATTGACTAGAGATAGCATCAAAAGTTTCTATCTCTTTTTTATAATGATCGGGGTTTATTTGTTCTGGCATTGTTCCTCCGCTGTATTTTTATTAGAAAAGAAACCAGGATGAAGAATATGTTTTTCTACCCAAACTTTATACTTCCTCCTGGCTCTTTGTTCTTTGTTTAAGATCTCACCTCTTGTGTAGTATTGGTCTAGAGTTCTTTGATCTTTCATTGTTAAAACGGAGCGTCATCCGTTCCGACAGATCCTTCTGCATTGTTAGAGCTGCCGCCTGTAAATGGCTGCCATTCTTCCACCGCTAAAGACACTGTTGGATATCCTGTATTCTTTGTTGTTCCTTGCCATAGTGTTAGTTTGTATGGCTGACCAGCTTTTAAGACAATATCTTCTTGAGGTGTAAAACCTTCTTTGTGAGAAGATGCCAGGGGTTTTTTCCCCCAGTTTGTCATTGATGATTTTAGATCATCTCCTGGGAACATATTTAAATACTTTTTACTCATGTAAGTGTTTTCCTTTCTTGAGTTCACTCATTTGTTTTTGTTTATTATTGTAAATAGATCTCGCTTTGTTTTTATCTTCTTCATTTAAACCATTAATCCAGTCTTTAAACTGAGATGCTGTTTGAGTTAAATGACCGATATGTTTGGCTTGATCTATCGCAGCAGTAAATTCTGTAAACTTATCCGCTGTTGTGCCAGAGCTATTAATCGTCTGGCTTTTAGCTTCCGCTATTTGTATCTCATCATAAGATGCAAACTCCTGTCCGCTAAAACCTAAATTGGCAAGGCTACGACCAATCGCACTGGTTTCGCATACCTCCCAAAAACTTGTTAAATTAACGGGTGCTGATCCTTCTCGGAACTCCTCCGCTATGCCTGTTGAAACAGTTTTTCCATCAATACTGATTGAACATTTCATGACGACTACCTCTGTTTCCAGGTTCTTGACTTTGACTTTGTCATTCTTAACAACATCAACAGTAATAGCAGCATCAGGGAAATACATTCTAAAAGCTTTCAGTCTTTGATTGACTGTGCCATATTTCTTTCCGCCTCTAACTGTCATCGCATTCTTTTGAAAATCTTTTTCATAGACTGCGATAGCTGCTTTTAATTTATCTTGCGTATTCATAAGTTCCTTTCTTTATAAAATGCCATACCCATTTCATGTTTTGTTTTTCTCTGAGTCTTAATCGACATCGACATTGATGAATTAATTCTCTTTCTTTTTGTTTTCTTCTATCCATTTTTACCAAAGGATAAATTTTGTATTCATCCTCTATTTGTAATGAGTTTAAAAATGGTTTAAGGGGAATAATATTAGCGACCATAAAAGTTTTTTACCTCCTGTAATTCTTCCTCTGTATATCCGTAGTAGTTAATGTTTGTAAAATCTGGCTGTATAAAATTTTTAGCTATGTATTCCGCATCATCCGATAGCTTAACCAGGTTTTGCCTTGTAAGAGCTGTACGATAATAATCTTTCATACAGCTCTCACCGACTTCAGCACTTAAAGCGGAGGACTGACTAGTGCTGAAAACTTTATATTCATAGGGTGTTGCATAAATTAAATAGCCTGGCTTCTTGGTAGCAGCTCGGTAAAAAGATACCTGGTCAATGTGTGCCTTCTCTGGTTCTTCAGGAATGGCTACCTTGCCATAATTGTAAGTACCATCTTTTCTGGGTTTACCACCTCGTCTTTGCCATTTAGTTTTTGCTTCTATAAAAAACTCATCTGTTTCCATGTCCGTTCTTCCTGTCCATGGTATTTCAATTCCATCCATCCAGTAATTAACATATCGTTCACTG